TTAAAATAGATTTGTAGGTCCGTTAAAATATTCATTATAGGACTTATAAAAAACATACATACCAGACATATAAGCCGGTGACGTAGGTTTGGCTGATATTATATCAATCGAATCGAGAGGGGTTGCAGCAGTATAAGGCAGTACTTTTGAACCATCAAAATTGTAAATTGCGACTCCGAGAGGGCGCCATTTTACGCCGGAATCGTTATACCATGCATCTGATCCTTTTGCAATGTTACCGTGATAAATTTCGTGTAGACGTTTGAAACTTCGTTCAGAGTTTAAATAATAGGTGTTTTCATATAATGTGATTGTATTATTGTTGTAATAAACAGCGTATGCCTTAGCGTTAATTATATAGTAGGGAGGACTAGTGCGAACGATTTTAACAGAAGTGTTATCAATGTATTCATCAGATATATCTCCTGTAAATACATGCTGATAACGGCTCGGATTATTTCGTAATTCATCCAACGATATGGCTGATGCCATTGAAAATAGAGAAATGAAAAGTACAGCGATCATAAAAATCCGTTTCATGGTGATACCCTTCCCCTTTTTTTCGTGTAAAATACGAATGCTAAAAAGTTTTTGCCGAAGATATATTATCTTTATTTTACCATATAGTATGGGGATTTTATCAACTATATTTGCATAAATAATAAGATTAGAAAAAGTAGCCAAGGGGGCAAGAGCGGCAAAAAGGGCAACATAAAAAGGGGCAGAAAAATGAAAAAAAGCCCCCATTTTTTTTGAATGAAATGAAAAAAGAAGAAATATTCAAGCCTAAATAAAAATAACAACAAACGCAGTATGTATACGGCTTCTTGTCAGTTTTGAAATAGCTTTAAATATTTCTCCTTGATTTATAAAGTTGGTGGAGCGGTCGATGAGTACAGGGGCAACGGTGCAAGTAAAATCAATGGTTTGCCGTTGCCTATGTTCTCATGGGGGCACTCATGGGGGCACACTTTTTATATTATTTACAAGATATTTTTTTGCCTATATCATTAATAGCAAGTTTTACTTCATCAGCCATAACTTTAGTTACATGAGTATATACAGCTAAAGTAGTTCGTGGCTCGTTATGGCCAACACGCTCCATTATAGCTTTCAAAGGAACGTTAGCTTCAGCCAATAGAGAAATATGCGTATGGCGGAAAGTGTGAGTGCTAACTGGTTTGTAGAAGTTAGTTTTTTTTAATACCTTATTGATGTATCGTAAATCATAAGGCAAGCCACCATCAGTAACAAATATATAGTTATAATCTTTGAATTTATAATTAGCAAATGTACGTTGCCTGTTCAAAGAAATGAAAAACTTAATAATCTGATTAGCTCTTTCATCAAGTGATACAGTACGGATAGAATAATCATTTTTTGGTGATAACCTATTTTCTAAATTTTTTAGACTACCAATTGAACATAGAGTTCCATTTACATCAATAGATTTTGTTTTTTTATCGTAATCTTGTGGCCGTAATGCTAACAATTCACCTATCCTCAATCCGGTTAAAGATTGAAATTCACATATCAGTGCTACATGAGGGTTGATGGCTTTAATTCTTTGTAGAAGATCTATGAGTTCTTCTTTTGATAAGAATTTAGTCCGCTCTTTTTTTACATCCGCTACAGATTTAGGCGGTTTTTGAAGTTCTATATTTTCTAAAAATTCAAGGGAACGAATGTATTCCATTCGCCGTGCATATTTTAAAGACTGCCGTATTAGGCTGAAAAAATCTTTTATATAAGAATAGGAATAATCTTCTAATAATTTATTAATTGTCTTTTGAATTAATGCAGAAGATAACTTACATAGTAAAATATCATCCGGAAAACTTTCTGTTACTAATGATTGTAAATGTTCGTACTCATGATAAGTTGTAGGCTTAATGAAAGGCTTTTTATATTGTAGATACTCTTCTATTAAATCATCTAAAGTTTTATCATCGGTTAGTACAACACTAATAGCTTTCTGTATTTTTGCCTGAAGTTCTGTAAATGCTGCTTTTTCTGCTGCTCTTGTATTCTTAGAATACGTTACACATACCTTTTTTAATTTGTTACTAAATGGGCAACGGTATCTTTCACTATACCTATACGATTTTTCACCGGATTTACTAATACGTTCTTCTACCCACATAAAAAAATCACGCTCCTTTTTTAGTTATGACAAACTAGCCTGAAGCGTGGTATAATCAATTTGCGGATTGAGTGTATACCTACTTCAGGAATATATTCAATTTTCCCTCAGTTGTTCCAGCAACTGAGGGATTTTTTTATTTTATATGCTAATAAGTTTAAGTTCTTCTAATCCTTGGGGAATGCCATGGCATTTTGCTAAAGAATAAAAATTTATATCAACATTTTCTTGTAAGATTACATCAGGGAGTAAAAGCTCCACCGCAAAAGTGTTTGCTTGGCGTTCAATCTTATCAATGCTTACAAGAGTATGTTTTTTTAGAAAAGGTGTGTTAATACGTTTGTGCAGTATTGCATGCCCTAGCTCATGGGCAACAGTAAAATTTAATAATTTACTAGGGCAATTTTCGTTTATAACTATTATCTTTTGACGTTTGTAGGTAAGACAAAATCCTAAAGTTTCTCCCAAGCGTTGATATATAATTGTAATTCCTAATTCGGCAGCTAATGAATATGGATTGTTAGTGCCGTATTTTTTTATTATTTTGTTAACGATTTTCTTTATATCCACTAAACCACCTTATTTTTTGTATTTATTAGGAGTAAAATCTCTCTTTGCTTGTAGCTTTGCTATTTCCATAGCAGTTTTAATAGCAGATCGTAACAGTTCACGCTCATTATCATCGTCAACGGTACCGCCATAGGCAGCAAAATCATCTGATGATAAATCATTCATCATAGCTTCTAAGTCGGATGCGATAGTTTTTACATCTCGTTTATTTAATGTTGGAGCATTTGTTTTATTAATGCCGTGGAGTGTATTCATGTCTACATTGAAAAAATCGGCGATGCCTTCAAGAATTTCAAAACTTGGTTTTCTTTGATTACGTTCATACATACTAATTAAACTTTTAGATATCTTTAAATACTTTGCAAGTTCTGATTGTGTAACATTGCGTGATGTTCTTAGATTATAGAGTGTTTCGCCAAACGTCATAAAGTTCACATCCTTTCTATAATTAGATAATATCACATTAAGTGAGTAATGACAATATAAAAGTTCACATAAAGTGATTGACAAGTTTTGCGTGGTGTAGTAAACTTTAAGTGAACTTAGAAAGGTGGTGAGAAAATGAAAAGTATAGGAGAGAAGTTGGCCACATTGCGAAATGACAGAAACTTAACTCAGAAAGAGTTAGGAATTGAGGTGGGCGTATCTACTGCTTCTATTGCTATGTATGAATTGAATGAAAGGGTTCCGAGGGATGAAATTAAAAAAAGAATTGCTACCTTTTTTGGGAAAACAGTGCAGGAAATTTTTTTTTAACATTGATGTTCACTTAAAGTTACCTATAGAGGAGAGTAAACAATGCCACCACAAGAAAAAAATAAGTTAAATGAAACTGAAAGACAAATAATTATTAAATACTTAAACGAAGAATTTAAGCCAAAATCATTAAAACATGGAGTTAAGCAAGAGAAAGATGAGCCTGAAATTATTAAGAATATCATTTTAGAACTTAAAAAAATTGAAGGACTCACATATGCAGAAGCTTATGGAATCCTTCAAGCGGTAAAACAGAAATTAGAATATGAATCTAATTTTGTTTCTCTATAAGTTCAAGAGAAATAATTTGAATTGGCTGTTCTTTATCTACAATTACAAACGGTAGCTGTGTATTACTGTTAAGCAAGGTTACGTTGTGAAGAGCTGGCGGTAGAAAGTCTAACTTTTTAAGATCTAATTCATTTAACAGTTCAGGCTTACTACAACGTAAAAGAAGTTCAGCCGGTGTATGAAGTAACCAACCGGAAACGGCTTCAAAATTATTAAAACGCCCTTCTAGACCTTTGGCCACTATTGGAAAATACGCTTGATAATCAAATAGACCAAGTAAAGATTCACTATGAACAGCATTATATGTTTTGCTAAAGGCTTTGTAGCTAGGCTTTCCTTCTTCATAAGGTAATGCAGTTGCTTGTAATAATTCACTGTTAGCCTTTAACGTCCAAACAAAATGACATGGACTATAGTAATTGGTTAAGTCAAACATAATAGATTCTATGGCTTGCAATTCCTGTAATTTGAGTTCCATATTATCACCTCCTTTCTTGATTTGATTATAGCATTTAAGAAATGAGGAATAAAAGGGGCGATAAAGACACCACCACAGCCAATAAAAAATTCAGAAGAAGAGATTTATTTAAAGTCCAATTGCTTGTTTTATAAGCTCTTTACCTAGACTAAGAATTATGTCAGTAGTTATTGGTTGTTTTATATCAGAAACAAAGGCCTTTAGTTTTTCCCAATAATTTTTTTCACGTACGAGATTTATATAATCATGGCCTTTAGGGGTTAAGTCAGGAATTAATATATTGGGTGATTCGCTACTAATAGAGGGATATACGAGTTCGTTTTCTATTAAGTAATTCAAATGATAGAAAATCTCCTCAAAAGAGTACTGTACTTGAAGATCTTGTTGATATTTAGGAAGTAGCGGTGGAAACGCTTCACCGAAAATAGCTGCAGTTGCTGCTGCTTTTTCTGAGAGGTCAATAAAACGAACGCCTTTGTCAATCGTGGAGTTAGATTCAATAGCTAAAAGCAATTCTCTAATGAGGTCAAAATTAAGTCTCATAAAAATAAAATCCTTTCTTTTAATAATAGGATAAAAAGGAGCAGATGCATGGATATTACAAATACAGGGGCGTATTTTTTCAAAAAACGGCGGTTAAAGATGCTGATTGAAATTGAAGAAATGCTCAATAAAAAGGAACAATCTTATTTTGATGATGAAAGTGAAGCATATTCTGTGGAATATAAAAGGCTATTAGCACAGATTGATAAAGCCATTATTGAAAGTGCTAAAAGTTTAACTTTGACAGAATAATAGAAGTACCTACTTGTTTAATAACATCTAAGGGAACGCTATAAAACAGTGAACCGAGTTTCTGTTTTATTGAAGAATAAATTTTAGAATCTCTAACAGAATCAAGATAATCACAGCCATCATTTGTTAGCCTGAATATTTGGCAAGCAAAATGTCCCATGCATCCTTCAATTATTTGTGCATCTATATAGCCGGCATCGTCTAATAGTTGTAAATGGAAAAAGAAGGTTTCAGGGGTAGTATCTAAGTCTTTAAAAGCAGAAATAGATAAAGGAACAGATGGAGCAGATTTTTCTTCAATGATAAGAAGAATATCACGGATTAAATCTAAATCACGTTTCATATAATCACATCCTTTCTTGATTCGATTATAGCATTAAAAAACAGAGGTGGTAATAATGAAAACTGAACATATTAACAAAGCAAGAGTGCTATCAGTTGATGATGTATTAGAGATGCTAACCTATGAGGCCAGAACAGATAGCCTAAACAAGAATGCAAGCCACATCATGGCATACATTGATAGAGAAGATACAGAGTATTCTGTTGATTTTTTTAGAAAACTAAGAAAGTCTCTGATGATTGTGGCAATGGTAAGAGCATTTGGGCTTTGTAGATTTACAGAGTTATTGTGTAACGGATTTGATGAGGAGTAATAACAATGGGCAATGGATATTTAAAAGAAATACTTGATGACTGGAAGCCGGAAGATGAAGATACAGATTTAAGTGCAGAAGATGAACGCTTGGTACAAGAAATTATAGATTGCTTAAAAAGATAGAAAGGATAAAAGAATGGATATTAAAGACATTGAAAAGGCTACAGAAGAATATACATCAATTCTTAGTGTTAAAGATTGGGTAAAGGTTGATGAAGATGATGTAAATACTGTGTTAGCTACAGTAGAATCTAACCGTATTTTGATGGCTGCACTAATTAGTGTGCTAATGCATAAGAAGATTATTACCAAGCGTGAATTAATTAGATCCATAGCAGCAGTTAGTAAAGCTGAAAAAGAATTGGAGGGCTAAGCAATGAAAAAAGGTGAAGATGTTTTATATGAAAAAGTCGGAAACATTGCAAAACGCTTTGATATGAATCCAAGTACCGTATGGCGAAAAATGGAACTCATGCGTGAAGAGGGAGTGTATGACAAAATCGTTATTGAAATTAGTCCTAAAGTAAAACGGATTAGCGTGCCGGCATTTGAAGCGTTTCTTAAAGGTCAGCATTTAGCATACTTAAAAGGGTGATACATATGGTGAAAATTAAAGAAATGATGCAATTAGTATTATGTGGCTTAGGCTTTGTTGGAATTATGGTAGTAGCCGGTGCCGGTGATGATGGCAGTACAGCAACTTGGACGGAAACACTATTATATGCATCCATTACAGGCAATTGCTTTTTAGGTGCCGTAATTTTAAAACCAAACACAGTAGTTAATAACTATAGATTAGAGCAAGCTGATGCGGATGTAATTGAAGTTAAACCGCCTATTATGAAACAGTTTGTAATGCCGGATAATCCATATAGAGATATTGAAAGAGGAAACGATGCAGAAAAGAAAACGGAAAAGCGACATGGATTTGTTAGCTAAGGAAATGAAATTGAACAAGGAACAACAACAGGCATTAGTTGAGACAGCCTTAAATATTACAACAATTAGAAGAGAACAAGGGTGGCAAGCTGATGTGATGTTTAAGCACGCTATGGTAGTAATTAAGTCAAAGAATGATAAATACGGAATTACTATAGCATCTAATAAAGATTTGCGTGGCAAGTTCTTTTTTACGAATACAGAACGAGCTGCAATGAAATTAATGGAGATTAGCAACTATGAGCCTGTGCATGCTGTGTGATGAACGGAAGAAGAAAAGCCGTGCTTATGTAAATTGTGCTAAAGTAGGTGGCTTAGTCTGCATGGAACATTGCAGTGATTGTAAATATCATAGTTTTGAACTGGGTATTGTTAGGTGTACTTGTCCGGATGCAGAAAATCAATTTTATAGAAAAAGAAAAGAGGACTTACTCAAACGAGTAAGCCCTCAATCCGGTTATCAAGGAAAACCATGATAAATTTTATCGCTAATAAAATTATATCAAATATGGTTGGAGATAGCAATAAAGGCCTATTTTGGTAGGCCTTTATTAACTGGATATAACATATTAAATAATCGACCATGAGGGATATAAATGAGAAAGCGTAGAATTGTCAGCAGTAAAAATATGAAAGAGGTTTTGGACTATCACAATGGCAGAACCTATAAAAATAAATCAAAGCGTAGACAAAAAATTAATCCTACACCGGATGCCATCAAAAAGCAGAATGAAAAAATGGCAGAATCTGATTTAAGAATGACAATAGACAATAACTTCAAAAGAAATGACTACTACATAACACTCACTTATAAAGAACAGCCATCATGGGAGCAAGCAAAAAAAGATATACGCAATTTTATAAGAAGATTGCAACGAGTTTACAAGAAAGCCGGTAAAGAACTGAAGTACATCTATGTGGCTGAAGGGAAACGGCGTATACATTTCCACCTTCTAATCAACAGAGAAATAGACTTATACACAGAAGATATTGAAAAGCTGTGGACAAGTGGCATGCATAAGCTTGTATTGTACAGAGGTCAAGCAGAAGATGCCATACGTTTAGCATCATACTTTGTAAAAGAAAAGCGATCTTGTTATTACGAAAAGAATGAAGTATTCAAACGGCGGTATACATCGAGCAAGAATTTGATTAAGCCACAGGTTAAAGTAGAAACCTTGAAGAGTAATAATTGGAGCAATTATATTGAACCGCCAAAAGGATATTACGTAGAGACGGATTCTATTGTAAATGGCGTAAGCCTTGAAGGATATCCATATAGGTTTTACCGGCTCATAAAGATAAGAGGTGAGTAAATGAACAATAGAAGGAAAGCAATTAAAAAATTATGCTTGAAGCTTATAAAAAATGGTAAAGCTAGAAAATTGATGCATGACGAAAATAATATGACTTGGATTGAAGGAACAATAGGGATTGTGCAATTTAAAATTGTGGATGATGAAACAGAATATGGAAAGAAAATATACAGAATTTTAAGACAATGAGAAGGGATGATTAGATGTTTAATATCAATCAAGTTTTATTATGTGGCCGTGTTGCAAGTGATGTGGAACTGAGATATACGAAAACACAAAAGCCGGTACTAACATTCAGAATGGCAACGAATGAATATATCAATAATCAGAACGTGGTGTACTATCACAACATTGTACTTTGGAATGATGCGGAAGATTATGCTGCATTAATGAAGGGCGATTATGTAACGGTGCTTGGGAAATTGCGATACAGAAAATGGCAAGATAAGCAAGGGCAAGACAGGTATACAACAGAGATTCTAGCGGTAACTATGACAGTAGGCCTAAAGAAAGAAACAAATAATTTTAGCGACTTTGGCCAAGAAGAGAATATTCCGTTTTGATGGGGAGGAATGAGAATGTGGAAATTGGAGTAACAGAGTTTATTGCATTAGGCTTAATAAGCTTGGTAGTGATTGCCATAGATTATTGGAGACGCTAGGAGGTATAAAAATGAAACTATCAGTTGTGAGATTCAGAAGTGGATGTTTGGCGTTTGGGTATTCAAAAGAAAGCCAGAGTGGAGAGAATGAAGTATTTACATTGAGCTCACGAGATAAAGCAAGACCTGAAATGATTGATGCATTTTTAAAACTAAAAGAAGTCTTAGTTGAATGTTTCAGCGTGTTTAAGTTTGCACAGAAAATGGTAGTGGTTCATACATTACGCCTAAAATACGGTGGCAATGGCTTTGAGAGTGATGAATTATCAGGATTTAAACTATTAGGTTATGTGGCCAATAGAGAAAATGACATCTGCAAGATTGAAACAGATATGATTACGTTATCAAAGGATAAAGAAGAACTTGTTGCTAAATATATTTATCCGGTATTGCGAGAATCTGAATTATATATTGCCGGCAATAGGGCACAGCAACAGCTATTTGAAGAAGATGATTCAATGGATGATGCGGATGCGTTTGAAGATTATTCGAGTATTACACAAGCTACTGCACCGGCTCATAGTTAATATTAGGGGGTAATGATATGGACATAATGGAATATATGTATCTCAGAGGCTTTAAATGGATTGGAAAAGGATATGATGGTTCACTTGCAGTATTTGTAAGAAAACCTATTATGGTTAAAGGCGTGTGGAAAACAGAAGAGTACAATGATGTGGCTAGAAGTATAGATATTCTAGATGGGTTGTTTGAACAATTAGAGCCGGGAAGCTTAATAAATATTAAGGCAACACTTCAAGCTAATATAAATTGGCCTAACAAATATGGAAAGATAATGATTTGTGAATAAATCTCATAGGGAGACTGAAGAGAATGAGGTATAAGCTAATGATTATGCTCATGATTATTACAGTGGTTACTGTAGTAATAGGGATATATGTGCTTATAGGATTGATAGTAAGCCGTACACAGCCTTATGTGCTGCTTTACATTATGACGCTAGTGCAAAGCGATATTAATACAATCAAAAGCCGGCTATTAAAAGCCTTGCATATAGGAAGGAAGGGATAACATGGATGATGTGGTAGTAGTCGAGATAATCAACTTGGAGACTAAGAAAGTAACATTTATGAAAGCATACAAAGATAAACTTGATGGTGATGCTATTAATCGTATGATGGATAGTATTGCTGAAGGGAAGTTAGGCCGTAGCAAGTTAGCCGTAAAGGGTATTATTAGTGTAGATGAATGGAAACTAAAAGAACGGCTACAGCAAGAGCAAGGTGAAGTAGTAGGTGCTAAAGTATGGGTACTTATTGCAGTAGCTACAGGCGTATGGGGCACAATTGCTTATATGGCATGGGATTGGATTGTGGGGTTATAAATTATGGAAACGATAGAATTTAGGGGTAGGGATCTAACAGGTGAATGGCATTATGGAAATGCGGTACAAGTGATAGACAATCATACATATTTGATTACAGGAGCTTGTGGACTATCTTGTTATAGCCGGAAGCAAGTATGTATTAATGCAGTAGCCGTAGAGGTTGAAGCTAAAAGCGTAAGTCAATATACAGGACTACAAGACAGATACGGCACACGGATTTATGAAAATGATATTTTGTATGATGATTACGATGATGAGTTATACTATGTAGCCTTTGATGAAGGGCAATTTAAAGCAGTAAGTAGTGGCTACATGATGGAGCTATCAGAGATTAACTATACATCATGGATTAGAGGTAATACAGTATATGATGCGGTGGAAGAAGGTGATTTAGATGGTAATTGAAAAGGATAAGCTATTGGTATATGTGGCACATCCATATGGAGGGCTTGTAGCTAATAAAGAGAGCGTAGATAAAATCATGGCCTACTTTGTTGAAAAGGATAAAGACAACGTGTATTTATCTCCAATCCATAACTATGGAATAGTGTATTACAAAGATGATTATGTTAAAGGCTTAGAGATTTGTTTACGAATGCTTGAAGAATGTGATGTGTTGGTATTGTGTGGGGATTGGCAGAAAAGTAAAGGCTGCATTGGCGAATGGGTAAAAGCTAAAGCAGAGGGAATTGATATTTACGAGTATCACGAATGGGTAGAGTATTTAGAAAGGAAATAGCGTATGGAAAAAGATAAAGCACTTGCAGAGGATATAAGGCGAATTTGCCATGACATTGTAAAAGATGTGGCTGGCACGGTGGCTAAGCGAAAAGTAAATTACTATAAAATGACGGAACGTAGATTGTACGCTTATTCTACTTTGAAAGTAAACATTGAAAATTATAAGAAAGACCTTGAAGACATTAAGGTTGAATCATTTGAACGCTCCAAAGATTTTGTAACCTTCATGAGCAATTCCGGAACGAAAATGCAGACGGATATTGAAACATTAAGGGAAGCAAAGACATTGGAAATTAAGCGGAAGATGCATATTGATGAATGCGAAATTAAAGAAGTAGATAGGGCATTGGATGCAATAGCGAATGAAGAATACAAAGATATCATCAAGTTGTATTATTTTGAAAGTAAGCCACAGGAAGAGATTGCAAAGTTGTTGCACTGTGTAGAAACAACGGTGTGGAGACAGCGTAAACGCTTGGTAGATAAGCTTGCAATTATCTTATATGGTGCTGATGCGGTCAAATGATTTGCAATTTATCGGTGCAATAATCGTGCAATTTACTTGTGCAATTTATCGAGTTATAATAAATCGAAAGCTAAAAAAGGCAAAAGAAGTAAGCATCCATTTAACAATGGGTGCTTTTTTTATTGCCGTAAAGGAGTGATAAAGATGTTTCCTAAGCATTCACGAATTAAAAATAAGAAGGTTATTGCAGAAATGCGTAAACCATTTTGTGAATTATGTGGAGAGAGAACTAGTATTGAACCACATCACGTTAATACTGTAGGAAGTGGTGGCGGTGATATTGCTATTAATCTTATTCAGCTATGTAGCGAATGTCATATTAAAGCTCATAGTGGATTGATTAAGAAAGAGACCTGTGAGCATATGATTGCAATGCGTGAAGGGATTCCATATGAGGAAGTCCACAGGTTAAACAGAAAAGCAATGGGCTATGATGTGTAGGAGGTCATATGCTAAAAGCTTGTAGTTATTGTGGCAGAATCCATGAAGGAGAATGCCCAAATAAACCTAAGAGGGATTATAAGCGTGAGCATGATAATGCGAATGGGCAACGTGTAAAGATAAGGCGGTTTAGATCTAGTCAGTTGTGGCAGAAGTGTAGGCGTGAAGTTCTTGATAGAGACAAGCACTTATGTGTGCTGTGCTATAAGGATGAAGGAATAGTAAGCGTCAATGAATCACTTGATGTACATCACATCGAGCCGTTGCATAGTGCTTGGTCAAAGCGATTGTGCAAAAAGAATTTGATTACATTATGCAAAAGGCATCATGCCTTAGCAGACAAAGGGGAAATTAGAAAAAATTATTTGAAAAAAATTATTTCAGACCCCCCTATCAAAAAATTTTAAAATTTTGCCATATCGCAAGACCGTACTGCTCCCCTCAATTTACACAATTTTCCCTTTTGGCACAGGCGTGTGTGCGTGCACACGAAACATATACTTATATATATAGGTGGTTTTCAAGAAAGGTGGTGAAAATCTTGCGTAAAGCAATGCCGGTTAATGCGACTAAAAAGCATTTGACGAAAGAAGAAAAGGATAGAAGATTGGCCGTTGAAAATGCATTTAAAAGTGGTGGTGATGTTACGATTGAGCCGCCGGATTATTTGGATGTAGACCAACTAAAGGCCTTTGATTTTATAGAATCAGCATTACGTGAAGCGGATGTACTAAGCAAATTAGATACAGTAACGATTACACAGGCTGCAGTTGCCATTTGTATGTTAGAGCGTAGCAATATGCGAGTAATTAACGCACCTGAACTATCATATGATGATAAGTTTGTAGCTACACATGAACGCTTGGTAAGAACGTATTTGAAATTATGTGATGAATTATGTTTATCGCCACAGGCAAGGGCTAAATTAGGAGTGCTAGTGGCTAATAAGCAGAAGGAAAGACAAGATCCATTGCTTAATATATTGCAAGGTGATGCGGATGGATAAGCAGCATAAAGCCTATCAATATGCCTATGCAGTGAGTAAGAATAAAATTAATGCTCCAAAATATGTTAAGATGCAAGCTAAGCAGTTTTTGAAGATTGCTAATAATAGAGACAAACTCTATATCGTGGATGAGCAGAAGCTGAAGACGATGAATGAACTGTTGAAATTATTAGTAATGCCTAAAGGATTGCAAGCAGGTCAGACCGTGTACAATTCATTAGCCGGATTTCAATGGTTATTCCTTGTAGCGGTATTGTGTGTTGTGCATAAAGATAATCATGCAAAGAGACGCTATGAAAATGCGATTCTTGAAATTTGTAGAAAGAATGGTAAAACGTTCTTAGTAGGGCTTATATTTATTGTGTTGATGTTCTTAGAGCCTAAGTACTCAAAGTTTTACTCAGTAGCACCGGATGGGAGCTTATCAAGAGAGGTTAAAACGGCCATTGAAGAAATTATTGGCAGTTCACCGGCTCTATTAGGAAAACTCAACGGAAAAGATAAATTTAAACTATTACGTGATTATATTCACTGTAATATTACTGAAAATCGTTATATTCCACTCAATTATTCCACTAGTCGACTTGATGGTAAGTTGCCTAGTGTTTTTTTAGTGGATGAAACTGGAGCATTGCCTAATACATATGCAATAGAAGCAATGCGTTCAGGCCAATTAACAATATTGAACAAATTAGGCATTATCATATCTACTAAATATCCTACAATTACAAATCCATTTGAGGATGAGGTGGAATATGCAAAGAGAGTACTAACAGGTGCTGTAGAGGATGATAAGACATTTTCATTACTCTATGAGCCGGATAATCAAAAAGCGTGGGCAACGAATGACGGAATATTAGAACAGGCTAATCCGTTAGCTTTGGAAATTCCACAAATCATGGAAGATCTAAAGGAAAAGCGAGCCAAGGCAATAGAGATTGAATCAAAGCGTGAAAACTTTATTACAAAGCACTGTAATATTATATATTCCGGTGCCGGTTCTGAATCATTTGTTAATGTGGCAGACCTACAGAAGGGAGCCGTTGAACATATTGATTGGAGCGGTAGAGATGTATTCATTGGAGTTGACTTAGCATTGACTACAGATAATGTGGCGGTATCTATGGTGAGTTATGATGAAGAATCTGAAGCCGTATTAGCAGATGTTAAAGCATTTCTACCTGAAGACCGTATAGAGGAAAAGAGCAAGTTAGAACGCATTCCATACCATGATTTTATTAAGGCTATGTATGCAATAGCTTGTGGGGATAGAACTGTAGATTATGGTGTAATAGAACGGTATGTAATGGCTATTGAAGAAACATTTGATGTTACTGTATTAGGAATTGGCTATGACAGGTGGAACGCTCTTTCAAGTGCTCAAAAATGGGAAGAAGAAGGATATACTACAGTAGAAATTAAGCAACATTCTAGCGTATTGCATCCACCAACAAAATGGCTATCAGAACTAGTAAGCAATGGAAAATTTATTTACGAAAAAGGCAATAAATTGCTTGAAATAAACTTCCAAAATGCACGCTGTGTGTATGATACCAACATGAACCGTTATGTTAATAAAAAGCGGTCAACAGGCAAGATTGATATGGTAGTAGCTACAATCAATGCAATGTACCTGTTGCAACAAGATTACATGTTTAATCAAACTATTAACTGGGCTATTCAGACATAGTAAAGGGGGTGAGTAGATGAATTGGAGAAAATGGTTAGGATTAGAAACACGTAGTGCAGAAGTTACACCATCAGATGAAGAACTAGAATTATTGCTTAAAGGCAGAATCTTTGGTACTAAGGTAACAAGAAGTGAAGCTATTTCTATTCCGGCGGTAGCTAGTGGTGTATATATGATTGCTAGTATTGTTGCAGGCCTACCGATTAAGTTATATAAGGTAGTTGATAATCGTGTAGAAGAAGTTATTGGTGATAATCGTACTAGATTACTGAACATTGAAACAAATAGTATATTAAGCACGTTTGAGACAAAGGTAGCCATGATTAATGATTTGCTGTTAGAAGGTAATTGCTATTGCTATATTGGCAAAGAAGGTAATAAGGCTATTGATTTACAATATTTGCCAAAATCGAGCGTGGCTATCATTGATAATGGTAGGCGTATCAACAGAGAAGTATATTACGTAGTAGATGGCACAATTTATGATGATTTTAATATCATGAGTGCAGTAAGAAATAGCCATAATGGAGTACGTGGCAGAGGGCTAATTGATGATAATTCAGTGCTATTGTCAACAATGTACAATGCGTTATGCTATGAAAACGGTGCTATGTCAAAAGGCGGTAAAAAAGGGTTCCTCAAATCTGAAAGAAAATTATCAAAAGAGATGATGGACGAATTGAAGAAAGGTTGGAAACAGCTTTATTCTAATAACAACACTGATGTAATTGTCTTAAATAATGGCGTGGACTTTCAGAGTGCTGATTCAACGGCAACGGAAAATCAGTTGAATGAAAATAAGCAAACAAATACAGAACTGTTGTATAAGATTTTAGGATTTACTGAAGATACATTTACTAATGAAGAAGCATTCCGAGTATTTGTTAAAACGGCAATAGTACCAATTGTTGCTTGCTTAACACAGGCAATTAATAGATCATTATTACTTGAAGCGGAAAAGGGCACCTATTATTTTAGATTCGATTTAAACGATTTATTAAAAGCAGATATGTTATCACGTTATCAAGCATACAAGACTGCTATTGAAGCTAACTGGATTAAAATTGATGAAATTAGAAAGTTAGAAGATATGGAACCATTAGGAATTGATTTCTTAGGTTTAAACTTGGCAAATGTACTGTATTATCCGGATGATAAGAAAATTTACACGCCTAATACAGGTCAATTTGGAGATTTAAAGAAAGGGGGTGAAGGTAATGAAGGTAGAGGTGCGGAACGGCCAAGCGGTGATTGAAGGATACGTTAATGTTACGGAAAGAGCTAGTTTACCGTTAAAAGATGCACGTGGCCAATTTATTGAAAAGGTAACAAGCGGAACATTTAAAAGAGCGTTAGAAGATAACCATAATGTGAATTTGATGTTTAACCATAAGCGGAAATTGGGAGACCAAGAAAGCGGAACGCTTGAACTTAGGGAAGATAATGTTGGTTTATATGCACGTGCAGTAGTTACTGATGCGGAAGTTGTACAGAAAGCAGAAGAAAGAAAGCTGAAGGGTTGGTCATTTGGCTTTACTGCTGCTGAATCAACTTGGGAAAAGGTGGGAGATACTGAAATTCGTAATCTTAATAAAATTAACTTGCAAGAAGTCAGTATTTTAGACATTCAGCCGGCTTATTTGGGAACTACTATTAATGTACGAGGTAAACAGGAAGAATTGCTTGAATATCGAGCAATGACCTGTGCATCCGATATTATTTATGAAGTAGAATCTAGAAATAAGGCTGAAGAAGAAAAAACACCGCCAAAAGCTGAAGATCTAAATAAGAAATACAAAGAAATTTTAACAAAATTATCTAATTAGCACTCATTATTGAGTGCTTTTTTATTGCAAAGGAGAACAATAATGAAATTTAAGAAATTAATTGAAAAACGCAATGAATTAGTAGAAAAAATGAATGAAATGGTATCCAAAGCAGATACTGAAACACGTGCATTGAATGAAGAAGAAGTAAAACAGTTTGATGTGTATAATGCAGAAGTTAAAGCGATTGATACTACATTAAAAATTGGCTTAGAAGAACGCTCCATGTGGAAAGTGGAAGAAGAAACTAAGGAAGCACAGGAAGCTAAAGTAGATACTGCAGAATTAGAAAAACGTGCATTTGCTGCTTTTATTCGTACAGGTGAAACGGATTATAGTGATGTTGAAACACGTGCAGCGGTTAATTTTGAAAAAGGTACTAATGGAGCTGTTATTCCTCAAACGATTGCCAATAAAATCATTGAAACTGTTAAGAACATTTCCCCAATTTATGAATTATCTGATTCTTATGATGTAAAAGGTAAACTAGTATTTCCTGTTTACGATGAAACAGATGGAAAAATTCAATGTGCTTATGCAGATGAGTTTAAAGCTTTAACTGCTAGTGCTGCTGTGTTTACCTCTAAAACTTTAGAAGGGTATACTTCTGGGGCATTGGCCAAAGTTTCCCAATCTTTAGTAAATAATAGTGAATTTGACATTGTTAATTACGTCATTGTTAAAGTATCTGAAGCCATTGCTGAGTTCTTAGAAAAAGAATTACTCAATGGTACAGACGGTAAAATGGAAGGGGTATTAAGCTCCAAACAAGTAGTAACATCGGCATCCGGTGTGGCAATTACGGCTGATGATTTGATTGATACTCAATTACAAGTTCCTCAACGTTTACGAGCAAATGGTGTATGGGTAGTAAATCCTAATACCTTTAAAGCCATTGCCAAATTAAAAGATAAAGATGGACGTTATTTGCTTAATGGCGATATTCGCAATGGCTACTCTTATACATTGCTTGGTAATCCTATTTATGAATCTGATGCAATGCCAGAATTGGCAGCCGGTAATGCTATTGCTGTATTTGGTAATTTTAAAGGATTAGCCACAAAATTAGTAAAAGATACTGTGGAAATTCAGGTATTAAAGGAAAAATATGCAGATGAACATGCTGTAGGGGTAATCGGTTGGATTGAAGCGGATAGTAAGATTCTTCAGCCTGAAAGCTTTGGCGTATTAAAAGTAGGGGCATAGTATGAAATATAAAGTGTTGGTAGGGTTTAGCGGTGCCATTTCGGCATCGCTAGATGATGAAATAGAAATAATCAATCAGGAATGGGCAAAAGATTTACTCAACGCCGGATATATTGAGCCATTGGAAGCTGATGCGGTCATTGAGCGGGTTGAAGAAGATACGGCAGATGAACCGATTGAAGAAGAGCCGGTTGATGAGCCTATTGAAGAACCTGTAAAGAAAGTTAGGAGAGGACGTAAGGCCAGTGAAGGTAAGTGATTTATCTGTTGATAAGGTTGCAAGTTTTATCCGTGTAGATTTAGTGAGTGAAATGGATCATGAAGTTGTTGATATGGCTCTAATAGGTGCTAAACGATTTTGTGCATCCTATACAGGGCTTTCTGTGGAAGAATTAGACCAATACGAGGATATGCCATTAGCTGTATTAGCGTTATGTGCTGAATTTTACGATTTACGGCAGTTTACTGTTTCCGAGGTGGCTAATATCAATCCAACAACGCTACAAATCCTAAGTGCTTATTCTAAAAACTTAATATAAGGGGGTAGTTATATGTATAGAAGAGGGCATTTAAGTAGCATGCTACAACATATAGCTGAACTATGGCACAATGTAGAATCTAAAGAAATGGATGAATTAGGGCAATATCCGATTGTACCAACATTAATTGGCAATGTATATTGTGCCGTAGTACCTCAAACAGGTAGTTTACTGAGTGGACGGATGGCAGATACAACATTATCACGTACTACACATAAGATTGTTATAAGGTATCGTACGGACATTAAGCCGGATATGTGGCTTGTTATAGACGGTCAACGGTACGATATCTTATATATTCTAGATCCATACCTAAATAAAGAACGGCTTGAAATATTCTGTGAGGTGAAAATATGAGCGGTAATATGTCAGCTGATGATTTAGTAGAGTTTTCTAAAGAGTTACTTAGGCTTGGCCAAGAACAATTTCCGCGGAAAACAAAGAATTTTATGCAACGTGCCGGCAACAGGCAATTGAAATTGGCTAGAGAGCAATATAAAGCAGATTTGGCAAAAGGCAATGATGGAAAAACTATTTATGGAAAAGCAAGATATAAAAGCGTGAATGGGAAGCGTAAACGCATTGATTTAGTAGGCAGTTTGCAAAGAGGAAGTGCTTATATATATCAAGGCAATGAATATCAAGTCAGGGTAAAAAACAAAGCTCCACATGCTCATTTGTTTGAACATGGACATAAAACAAATGCAGTTAAGCCTAATAAACTGAAATGGGTAAGAGGACATAATACTATGGGTAAAGCTGCTAGAAAGTTTGCAAATGAGTATAGCGATTTAGCAAATGAATTCATTGATGAACTTTTAGAAAGTGGGTTGAAATGATAGGAGCAGCACAAATTATTAAGGCATTAACGGTTAATGTCAGAAACATTTTAAAAGTAAAAGTGAATGATCGTGATTTAGAAGAAGGCTTTGATAGGCCTTCTTTTTTTATTGATGTAGATGAAATTGATGATAGTGAATTAACTACTGAATACTATTACGATACATACCACTTGGAACTCTATTATTTTGCAAGAGAAAGCAAGATTGGATTTAAAGAACTGTTAGAAGTTAGGCAAAAATTGCGTGAATTATTTGCTTCACGCATTGAAACGGAAGAAGGCTTTGGCATCACCTTTGATGAGGTTACATATTTCATCAACAAGGAAGATAAGGTATTGCACATCACATTTGATGTATTGGCGGTACAACGTATTCCAGATAAGGGCGATGAACCAATGATTGAAGAACTTGAAGTAAATATTAAGTAGAAAGTGAGGTAATAATATGGGACAGCCTGTAATTGATATTATCTTTATCCAAAAGGCCATTACAGCCATTAAACGTAGTCAACGAGGGGTAACTCTTGTTATTTTGAAAGACGATACACGGACTGAAGCCGGTATTGATTTATTTAAGTATGAAGCGGATATTACAAAGGAAAAGTATAGTGATGCGAATATTGAGATTTTAAAACGTTGTTTTTATGTTGATGTATTCAAATTACGTGTAGTACACGTTCCATCGACTACAGAAGAATTTGCTGATGTTAAGAAGTTAATTGATAAGGTGAAGTTCAACTATGTATGTACTACCATTGATGATTTCCAAAAGGATTTAGCAAGCTATGTAAAAAGCCGTAATACTCAATCTAAAGGCAAAAAATATAAGGCCGTATTGCATAATGTAACGGTAGCTGATGATATGCACTTAATCAATGTCAAGAACGATAATGTATATGGCATCGATGAAAAGCGTAATATTCCAATGGCTGAATATTTACCACGGTTGACATCGTTATTAGCTAACTTGCCAATGAATCGTAGTTGTACCTTCTATGAATTAGAAGATATTTCAAGCGTAGATGAAAGCTTTATTGATGATGATGAAAATACCATTGATGCATGGATTGATAAAGGTTATTTGGTATTATTCCAAGATGATGATGAAACGGTAAAAATTAATCGTGGCGTGAATAGCTTAACAACATATACTTCTACTCAAACAGAAGATATGAGCAAAATTATCATTGTTGAATCCATGGATATTATCTTAGAAGATATTTATAGTACTTTTAAAAATAACTGGGTAGGCAAGTATAAAAACCGCTTGAATAATCAGTACTTATTCATCAGTGCCGTAAATACATACTTCTTAACTTTAACATCCATTGAAGCCGGTGAAATTCTTGATGAGGAATTTAATAACATTGCCTACATTGATGTGGAAGCACAACGGCAAGCATGGTTAGCGATTGGTAAAACAGAAGCTGAAGATTGGGATGAAGCCACCGTTAAGAAACGTACCTTCAAATCCTATATTTTCCTTGCCGGTAACATCAAGATTCTTGATGCGGTAGAAGATTTACACTTTAAAATCACGATGGAATAAGGAGGTTAATATGGATACAGTTGTACATAATAAAATCATTCGTGGCAACTTTGGGAAAAGTTGGCTTGATGGAGAACTTTTATCTGAAGTAAAATCCTTTGAAGCTAAATTAACATTAGTATATGAAGAAGTTAATATTCAAGGTGAAGGCGGCACTTATCAGCGTTTGGTAGGGTATTCGATTGCCGGTACAGTAGTAATGCATAAGGTTGATAGTAAAATTCAAGCTAAAATTGCTACAGGGGCTAAAACATTACAAATTCCGGACATTAAAATTGTAACGGCCTTAGATGATCCTGATAGTAATGGAGCTGAACGAGTTGAACTATTAGGAGTTACATTAGATGAAGTTGCGTTAGCTCAGTTTGAAAATAAAAAAATTGGTGAAGTTAGTGTGCCATTTAAGGCAGCAGATTATAATTTCTTAGATATGATTATTTAAGTAATGAGGTAAGAGGGTACTATACGTGCCCTCTATTTTATTTAAGGGGTAAGAAAATGAAGAAATTAACATTAGAAGATTTATTGAATCGTAAGTTAAGTGAAGGATTCCAAAGCAAAGAAGTTGAGGTAAAAACGTTAGGTGGCACATTAACGATTGTAAAACAGCCACTACCTACTGTATTACGAATTGTTGAAAACATGGAGAACGCCAGTGGATTAACTGAACAGCTATCCATTTTTACTGATTTAATTTATAAATGCACACCAATTTTGCATGACAAACAGTTACAAGATAAGTATGGATGTGCAGAGCCTACCGATATTGTGTTAAAAATTTTGAATGATAATTTTGATGAGATTACGCATATTGGCACCGCTATTCTAGAATTTTACGGTGATTCTTTTAATGGGTTTAGTGAAAACTTAAAAAAGCAGTCAGAGACGATTCAGAATTAAGGGTATATAGATACTATCTTAGGCACGGCCATAAACTAGACGATTTATTGAATATGAATGATTTAGAGTTTATTTTTTTAAAGTCGTGCATGGATACCGATATTGAAGAAGAAAAAGAAATGTGGGAGGGCATAAATGGCAAGTAAAAATATTAACGTACTGTTGTCATTAGTCGATAAATTTACAGCTCCATTGAAAAAGCCAGTAGAAGCCACTCAACAAATGCAACGGCAAATCCAAAAAGCAAGTAATAGGCTATCTAGTTTTGGTTCCGGTGTAAATAACCGCTTTTTGAGTATCACTAATAGCATTGGTAAATTAGGCATCAAGTTAGCCGGCCTGAGTTCGTTTCTGTCAGTAGGTGCTATTACAGCGTACGCTAATAAAGCAATTGCATCAGCAGAATCTGAAATTGAAGTACAAACTAAATTAGGGGCGATACTTCAGAACGTAGAATCTATAAAAGCAAGAGGGCCGGATGGATACAAGGAAGCACAGGCGGCATTAAATGATTATGCTGCAGGACTTTCTAAAGTTGGTGTAGTCGGTAAAGGCGTAATTTTAAATGGGATGCAACAATTGGCTACATTTCAGCTCAATGAACAGCAGATTTCAATGCTTTCTGATGGTATGGCAGATTTACTAGTACAGCAAAAAGGCTTAAACGCTACAGGAGAAGATGCAGTAGGCATTGCCAATATGATTGGTAAAGCAATGGGCGGTAATGCGAGTGCATTAAGCCGTGTAGGTATTACCATGTCAGAAACTGAAGCGGAAATGATTAAGAACGGCGATGCCATGCAAAGAGCATCCGTTATTGCTAATGTATTAAAAAATAACGTTGGTGGCGTAAATAAGGCCATGGCAGAGACTGATATAGGCAAGCAGAAAAAAGCACAAATGCAGTACGGTGCCATGGCCAAAGATTTGGGCATGCTGTTATTGCCTATCAAGACTAAATTTATTGGTGTATTTGCTGAGATATTACCTATCGTAAGAGAGAAAATGAAAGGAATATTTGAGCAAGTGGCATCCGTTATGGATGGATTGACAACATGGTTTGCTGCTAATGGTGATGCTCTTGCTAATGGATTATCTAAGGCCTTGGAGATTGCGGTAATGGCATTTAGGGGCTTAGGTGAAGCGGTAGCTTTCTTTGGCAAGTATGCTGATTATATTATTCCAATTCTTTCCGGTATTGTTGCCGGATTTGTAGCCTTTAATGTGATTACAAAAGTAGTAGCGTGGTTTAAATTGATTAAAACAGCTATGCAAGGGGCACAGGTTGGTATGGCTGCATTTAATGCAGTAATGGCAGCTAATCCGATTGTGTTAATTGCCATTGGGATTGCTGCATTAGTAGCACTGATTGTAGCCTTGGTAATGCATTGGGATGAAGTTAAGGCAGCGGTTATTTCATTTGGCCAATATTGCGGTACCGTGATTGATAAAGTAAAGCAGTGGTTTGTTGATTTAGGAATGACGATTGAGCAATATGTATCTAGTGCCGTTGAAAGCGTAATTCAATGGTTTGTTGATTTGGGCACCGCTATTACTACAGCCGTTAACGATGCAATTAATTGGTTTGCAAGTTTAGGACAAGCTATTAGTAATGCAATAATGGAAGGTATTAATGCTGTATTTGGTTTTGTTGCATTTATGTATGAAGCGGCAGCTGAAGCAGTATCAGGTTTTATTGGACAATTTAGCGGTGTAATTGATGGAGTAGCACAGATTTTCCAAGGAATTATAGATTTTATTACAGGCGTATTTACTGGCAATTGGGATCAAGCACTTTCAGGACTTGTAGGTATATTCACCGGATATTTTGAAACAATCAAGTCTTTTGCTGATATTATCTTAGGTAGTATTAGTGAAAAGATTAGTACTATTGGCGATGGTTTGAGCAAAGCAAAGAACTTTGTGTTTGGTGGTGGCGATGATGAGAAGCATAATGCTACCGGTACAAGTTATTGGCAAGGCGGCAGCACGTACGTCAACGAAAATAACAGAGGTGAAGGAATTATATTACCAAGTGGTTCAGAAATAATTCCTCATGACGAAACAGTAAAACGTGCAGCTAATAGAAATAGTGGTGTACAAGTAAATATAACAATTCAGGGTAATGTAATTGGCAATGAGCAATTTATGGATGAATGTGGCCGCTATATTACTGATAAAGTTAGATTGGCCATGAGTAATATGTAAAGAGGTGAAGTGAATGCCATTTTTAAATATGATATTAAGCCAATTAGAATATTACTTAAATAGACCAAGCAAAGCGGATATAGTATTGTATGATGATCTAACGTATGAAAATGTAGTATTGCCTGTAGTGCCGGCTACATTGCCAAAGGTTGAGTATGTAATGAACAATGAAGTATTCAATGGTGCCACCGGTGATATTTTACTAGCAGGATTTATGGGATTACGCACATATACGCTAGATGATATTTTATTACCGGTAAATCATAAATATAAATTTATGCGGCCAAGAGGTAGCGATGGTGAAGAAGTAAAAGAGTTTATTACTCAGCGGATGGAATTACGGCAAGTATTACGCATTGCGGTAACATTCAGTGATGGCAGTGAATTACTCAATATGGCTTGTCTTTGCAATAAAGCGTACTTCATCAAGGATAAGGTAGGCGATTATAAAGCAAGCCTTGAATTTACTGAATATCCATATGTCAATAAAACGATTAACAGTACTACCGGTGATAATAATACGTTGAGTGGGTGATTGTGATGAAACTAGAATATGCAAATGTTACGGCCAATGACAATAGAGAAATTACAGCCTATACCAATAACTATAAGCTATCAGATAATACTGATACTCTTGGACAAGAATTTACCTTTGATTTAGTATCAAATCCGATTGATGCTAATATGGCGAATCTGCAATTAGCTATGGGCGGTAAAGTAATATTTTCTAATGACATTTCAAATAACAATAGGACAAGCTTTAATGATTCTGCTGTAAGTCAAGATTTACGGCAGATTTTTACAGGCATCATTGTTGATGGGAAAAAGTCAGGTATTAATAAATACAGCTATACCGCCTTTGATTATGCTTTTTACCTTAACAAGTCGGAAACATCCATTCAATACAACGATATTGACGGAACAACAGCCATCAGGCAAGTATGCGATAAGAACGGCGTGCCATTAGGCAGTGTGCCAATCATCAATACTAAAATAAAGAAAGTATATGAAGGTACGCCGGTATCTGATGTTATAAAAGACATTCTGAAACAAGCAACAGAGGAAACAGGCTATAAGTATAGGATTGAAGTACGAGGTAGTGAATTATTTATTGAAGATTATAAAGATTTAGTGCTTGATGTGGCGATTACAGGCATTGTTGGTGATTACAACTATACCGAATCAATTCAGGATATGAAAAACCGAGTGCTTATTATTTCATCGAGTGAAAAGAATGAGCAAGTATTGGCAAATGTTGAAGATGCAGATAGCATTAAGCAATTTGGCGTGCTACAGAAGGTTCAGAAGGTTGAAGATAAAGAAAAATCAAAGGCAATGCAAGTTGCTAAGAAGTATTTAGCTGATCTAAATAAGATTAAGCAGACATTCAGCGTAAGAGTTCTTGGAGATGATGCGGTTAGAAGTGGCCGAATATTGAATTTTAATCAGCCAATTATAGGCATGGAAGGAAAATTTCTAATTAAAAATTGCGTACATGACTATGGCGTTAATCACACAATGAATTTAGAGCTAATTAAACAGGAGTGATAGTATGGAAGATTGGCATGCACTAATGGCTAATGAGTTCAGGAATAGAGACAATCCAAAGCCAATGGGCTGTATTTTGGGAAAAGTACAAGCCATTGGAGATAACTGGCTAGTAACGATTAGGAACGGTACTTTTAAGATTGATAAAACCAATGGATATATCTGTAATCAGATTTTGAGACATGAAGCGGAGTACACTTATGAACATGCTGGAACAACAACGGTTGGAGGGTGCCTTGGTGGCCCGAACACAAATTACAGCTCTAAGGGTAAGGGAAAATTATTTATTAAACCAATTTGGAAAGTTGGCGATTTGGTTAAAGTTACACCAGATGAAAGTGGACAGCATTATTTTATTGATGATATTGTGAGGTAGGTGATAACAATGTTTCCTACAGATTACGATTTTAAAAATTCCATTGAAAGCACATCCACAAAGACAAACGCTCAAAATAGAGTAGGCAGAAACATGAAGTTTGATTTTGCAAAAAAAAGATTTGTACTTGAAGATGGCGTTAATGTGGAGACAACACAGGTTGATGCTATTAAACAGTGGATTGAATTATTTATTAGAACTGAATTAAATGCGTTTAAGATTTACAGTGATACATTTGGATTAAATCTTGATAAGCTTGTAGGCTATCGATTACCACGCTCTTTTATTGTTAGTGAGATTAAAAGGCGTATTACCGATGGAATATTAAATAAAGTGCCTTGTGCCGTTTCCGTAATTAATTGGAAATTCGACAAAGGCACTTTTTATTTTACCGTTAAAACCAACACAGGTGAGGAGGTGAAGTATACCTATGAGTATTGATTTTACTAAGAACATTGGCATTGATGCGGTACATAATGTAATGCTTGATGGCATCAGTGAAGAATATCAAAAAACTGAAGGATTCCCTACATATGATTTAACACGTGGCATGGCATTTGCCGTTTTGGCACTATGCTTGAAAGCACAGGAAATTGAACGGAAACAAGACGTAGATAATTTGACTGGCGATGAATTAACACGTGTAGTATTTCAGCGTAGGGGCACAGAACGAAAAAAAGCCACGTATGCTACCGGATATATTACGGTAACACAGGGCAATGGCATTATTAGCGTAGGCAATTTGTTTGAAAGTGAAGGTGGCTTGCAATTTGTGGCTACTGAAACTAAGGATGTAGTTGTGGGTAGTAGGGTAGCGATTGAATGCACTACAGCCGGTGAAGTTGGTAATGTGCCAAAAGGCAGCATAACTAAAATGCCGGTAACATTAACAGGCATAATTACTGTTATAAACGATGAAGCCACTATTAACGGTGAAGATGAAGAATCTGATGATGATTTAAGACAGCGATATTATGAAGAACTAAGAGAACCGGCAACAAGTGGCAACAAATACCACTATAAGCAATGGGCAAAAGAAGTAGAGGGCGTAGGGGAAGCCAATGTAATATCGTTATGGAACGGTGATAATACTGTTAAAGTAGTAATTATCGATAGCGATAGACAGCCGGCAAGTCAAGATTTAGTAAATGTTGTACAGCAATATATAGATCCTAACAGCAGCGGTAAAGGTGAAGGAGAAGCACCGGTAGGAGCATATTGTACGGTAGTTGCTGCAGAGCCTGTTTTCATCAATGTAAAGATTAATGGCGTAGTAAACGCTGAAAATACAACAGCTAGTATGATTAAAGCTACATTGGAGCAACGGCTTATTGATTACCTCAAACAGATTGCTTTTAAACAATCATACGTAAGTGTGGCACAGATTGGTGCCTTAATCATAAATACTGAGGGCATCAATGACTATGATAGTTATTATGTGAATAATAGCAGCAGCCGTATCAATTTGACGGATGAACAGGTGGCTGTATTAGGAACTGTTGAGGTGAAACTCAATGAACAATAGGCAAGAAATTAAAGAATATGCATTAAAAACAATTAATAAACTGTACCGTAAGGATCCTTGGGTTAAACAATTATATGATTCAGCCGGAATTACGATGGAAGACGTTGATAAAAGACTAGATGAGCTTTTAGACAACGTCTTTTTTGATACAGCCAGTGAAAGCGGTACAGCTAACTATGAAAAAGACTTAGGAATTAAAGCAGAAGGTACATTAGTTGATAGACGAAAAAGAGTAGAAGCTAAATGGCAACAATCTGGCAAGTTGGATTTAGAAAAGATTAGAGCCTTGGTAAAAGTCTATGTACTGGATGATATTGATGTACTATTCGAAAATGGACGGTTAAAGTTAGTTTTCAACAATTCAAGCTTTGTTTACGCTTTGCCAAATATCCGTACCGATATGGATGAGGTTAAGCCGGCACATATTGGCGTGGAAGTTGCGGATATGCATGAAGTGAATGGTGAACTGTATGCCGGTTGTTATATGACTACATCAAGCATAGTGAACATTGAGCCGAATGTAGGCATTAATACTGAACTTGATGATGCACAGATAGTTGTTGGTTTATATATTTCTAAATCAAATGTTATTCATGATATTTATTAAGGAGGGTTAAAAATGGCATCACAATATCCTAAAAATGTAGTTACCAAAAAGGGATTAGCATTAATTAGTGAATGCATTGCTACTAATAAGCAATTAGTATTTACAAGAGTAATTGTAGGTGATGGTGAATTAACATCTAATCAAGATGTTAGTGCAATGCTTAATGCTATATCTCCAAAAATGGAATTGCCTATTACCAAAGCACAAAATGAAGGTAATGGGCAGTTTTTAGTTAGGGCAACAATTTCAAATTCTAAATTAGACATTGGCTTTTTCCCAAAAGAAGTAGCCTTATTTGCTAAGGCTGAGGGCGGTACAGAGATTTTATATGCATATACCAATGGCGGCGATAAGGTAGGGTTTGTTCCGGATAAGTCTATTCCGATTGAAAGCGAAATTTACAACATCAGAACAATTATAGGTGCCGTTACTAATGTTAAGGCTATTATTAAAGATGAAACCTTTGTTACGGTATTAGATCTACGAGAAGCTTTTACTGATGATACATCAAGCGTGGATGATGCGGACATTGAAAGTAATAGCTTGTTAGCTGATTTAGGGGCACGTGTAAGTTATGTTAAAAAGTACGTTAAAAAGGCAATTTCAGACGCCTTTAAAAGTGATGATTTTGATGATAACGTAATTAGGGCGATTGGCAAAAAGACTTTTGAGGGATTAGGCGTACAAGCAAGATTTAGTAATGCAAACTCTTGGTTTATCTGCTTTGGCCCGCTGTTTTTTGGGTTAATTATCCAAGGTGGAGCAACTGGCCGACCGGCTAATAATGCAGCCACGGCAAACTTTGCGATAGCT